CGCGACCGTCGCGCCAGCCCCGCCGACGAGGTTCGTCAGCGCTGCGTCGAGCGCCGCGAGGGGCGCATTGACGATCGCCGCGTTTGCCTGCGCGCCGACGGCAATCGGTACGTGATAATTTGTCGACATAGTTAGGCCCACCCATCGCTATAGATTGCCGTGAGTATCGCGTCAGTCGTGCTCGTGATCGTCACCTCGACGACCGTCGTCCCTGGATCGAGCTGGAGCCAGCCGGGGATCAGGTGTCCCGCGTCGAGCGTAAAATGCGCGTAATCCCCGACATACGCGCCCGTATCGTTTGTCTCGACAGCTTGCCGGCCAGCGTCGATCCGCAGCGTGTGGCCTGGAAAGATGGCGCCCGTATAGAGTAGCCGCGCCTGGTCGCTGCCGTCAGGCCCGATCGTCCTGATGCTGACTTGCGATATGCCGACGGTGCTCGCGCGCACCTCGAAGATAGGATCAAGGATTGTCGCGTTGCCGGCGTTGACCAGGCTGAATATCGTCATGCTCGACGCCGACAGGTTGAACACGTCGCCGGTCTGCTCGTCGAAGACGAGCCCCGCGTCGAAGTGATAGCCGGCGTCAAACGTCCAGCCGTCGCCGTGCGCGCTCCCGCGCCAGGGGGGATCGTAGAGCACAAACTCGGTATCGACGTCGAGCGCCACCTCGGGACAGCCGCGAAACAATGCGCGCGGCTCGCGCAGCGCGTCGACGCTCGACAGCTCGGCCATGGTCCAGACGACCGACCCGTCAGGTCGTCGCGCATACAGCGGCTGCACGGTGCCGCGCGCTGCACAAAGCGCCGCAAACGCGACGTCGACCTCGACGAGCGACGCGCCAAGCATCGTCCCCGTCCGGCGCAAGACGCGCGCCCCCTGCGGTGCTTGCTCGACGCCGTAGCCGCGGTACGCCCCGCCAGCCGGCAGGTCGAGGTATGACGCGCGCGTCCCTGATGCGCCGACGGGCTCGCTCGGGTCATAGATAGGAAGCGCGATCGCGCCGAAGCGCTCATAGCTCAGCAGCACTTAGATCACCCCCTGCGAGCGCGCTGTCAGACGCAGACCCTGCGTTGCACCGAGCCGCGCTTGCTGTCTGACCCCTGCGGGCGTGCCGGCAGCAAACGTCTGGTTGATCGTGATCGACGAGCTCGTCGACTGAGCACCGAAGCCCGACCCGCCGCTCGACTTCGTACCCCCGCCGAGTAGCGGGATATTCGGCACGGCAGGGATCGAGTTAATAATGCTGATGACGCGGTTGAGCACGTCGATCGCTTGTTGGAGCAGACTGTTAAGCCCGTCGAGCAGCCCTTGCACGATCGCGCGACCGATGCCGTAAAGCGCGGTACTGGCCCACCCGATCGCACCTGAGATCCAGCCGGTGATCGTCGACTGGATCGTATCGAGCGCGCCAGGAAGCGCAGGTATGACGACCGTCACGATCCAGTTCACAAACGCGGCGCCGAGCCGCGCCAGCACCGGCACGACCTCGCGAGCAGCTGACGAGATAAAGGTCGTCAGCGCGTCGAGGATCGTCGCGAGCGCGCCAGGAAGCGCAGGAATGACGTCGAGCGCGACCCACTTGACGAACGCCAGCCCGAGCCGCGCCAGCACCGGCACGACGTCGCCGGTCGTCGAGACAATCCACGCGATCAGATCGCCCGCCATTTTCCCCAGGTTTGCGCTCAGTCCCGGCAGCGCGTCGAGCACCCAGGCGATCGCGGCCGCGCCGAAGTCTTTGAGCTGCGCGATCCATCCCGGCAGCTGCGCGACGATCCACGCGAGCATCGTCTGACCGAACGCGCGCAGGTTCGCGAGCAGCGGCGGCATGGCGTCGACGATCCACGCGACAAACGCTTTGCCCCACGTCAGCAGCTGCGCGATCCAGACCGGCCCCTGCTCGACAATCCACGCGGCGATCGAGGTCGCGAGCGCTGCAAGCTGCGGTTGTACGACCGCCCACACGCCGCTAAACCCGCCCTCTTGGAACACCGTCAGGATGCTCGACGCCCACGCGGTGACCCCGTTGAGCGCAGGAAGCAAGCGCGCCCCGATACCTTCCGCCATCTCTCCGAGCTGGTCGGTCAGCTGCGCCCACCCACCGTTTGCAGTAGCGGCAGCTTGCGCGCTTCCTCCAAACTCTTTATTGAGCTCGGCGAGGATCACCGTCTGCGCGCCGGTCATGTCGCCGGCTTCCTGCATGACGCGGATCTGTTCCTTCTGCTCGTCGGTAAAACTGACGCCGACGCGTGACAGCGCGCTGATGCCCTGTATCGGATCGTTGAGCGCCTTGCCGAGCTGGACGGCCGCGCCGCCCGCATCCGTACCGAGCGCTTGCGCCATGTCGATCATCGTCTGCGTCGTGTCGGGCAGCACCTCTTTGATATTGGTAAACGTGAGCAACATATTTTGGCCCTTTTCGATATCGTCGTCACCGAAAAGGGACTTGCCCGACGCAGCGCTCAGCGAGCCGGCCATGTCTGCAATCTGCTCGGCACTAAACCCCGCAGCGCCACCGGTACTCTCGATCACGGCTTGCGTCTGCGCGAAGACCTGCGCGGCGTCGCGCGCGTCCGAGATGCCGCCCGCGACCGCGCTCGATAATGCCTCAAAGCCTTTTGTCGCGATGCCGAGCACGGCGCCGCCCGCGAACGTGCCGACAGCCGTCGCGATCCCCTGCCCGATGCCTGACAGCGTCTTGGTTGCCTCGTCCTTGGCGCTGACAACAATTTCGACGTTCTCGGTATGTGTCGACATTAGCGGCGCTTCCTCCGGATGCGAGCGCGAGCGCTTTCGACCTTCTGGTGCTCAGCTTCGGCAGCTAAGCACGCGAGGTGCGCGAGCACGACGTCGAGCGGCTGCTCGTCGAGCTCGCGCGGCGTACAGTGATACACGCGGCATAGGCTCAACGTCAGGTAGTGCGGCGATCCAATCAGGCCGCGCCGCAGTCCGTCTATGACGGCGCGGCCTGTGGGTTTTTTGGTGACATTTCCTCATTGATCTGCGCCATGAGCGCGAGGATCACCGCGCGTGTCTCTTTGAGGGGGATCGCGTCGAGCCCGCCGACGACGACCTTCGCGAGCACGTCGTCGAGCACATCTTGTGCTGCAGTCGTGCCCTCTTGCATGGTTCGCAGACGGCGCATGTCGCCGTAGCTCAGCGCGGCCAGGTCAAACGTCACCGAGACAGTACCCGCCTCGCGGGAAGGCGCGCTGGCTGTCTCGATAGGTGCTGTTCCGTTGCTCATGGCGCTGGAATGTCGCGCCAATCGACCGTCGGCGCGCTGAGCGTGGCGATAAAGAACAGGGGCGTGTCGGCGTCGTTGTCCAGGTCCGGCTCGTCAAAGCTGGTGACCCGCGCATCGGGCGCGTACCACTCTTTCGTGCCTCCGGACGGGGACCAGCGCGCCTGGATGATGTCGCCCGAGTAGTGCAGCGCGCGCAACGTCGCGTAGAGCCCCGTATCATCCTCCTGATACAGATTGTCGATCTCCACCTGGGTCTCGGGCGCTGCGCCGGCGCAGGTCACCGCGCCGTCCGACGTCATGTACGTTAAGACGTCCCGATCGCGCGACGCCGGGTTGACATGCCGCACGGTCGCGCGGTGATTGGTCCAGGTTGTCCCGTCTGGACTGGTTTGCAGGTCAAACCCACTTGGACAGAATGACTCGACAGCCATAGCTTCCCCCTTTAGCCATTGGATAGGACCAGCACCAGATCGGCAACGCGAAAATCCACCCCGCCGATGGTGCGCCAGTCATAGGCGACGCTTTCCAGCGTGCATTTGCAGACGCCCTCGAGCTGCGCGCCGTGCAGATCGTTGGCGACCAGGTCGACCAGGTCGATCAGCTGATACTCGGCCGCCGGCGCGTCCTGATAGGAGACGACGAGCGTCAGCGTCGGCCGCAGACCAACGAACGCAAACGTGCGCGGCGGTCCTGCGACCTGGGTCGACAGCAGATAGGCGCCAGGAAGCCGCTGCATGGCGCGTGGTAAGCCGATGAGCAGCTCGAGGTCAAGAACTGCCAGCCGCGCTGCCAGCGCCTCGTAGGCGGCCCGCTGTGCGAAGAGCGCCATGCTAGCCCTGCCTCGTCACGATGCGCGCACCGCAGCGCTCGACGATCTGGCGTATCGTCGGCTGGCTCTTGTCCAGCGCGCGCGTCATGAACGGGTTGCCTTTGGTGGCAGGATGCTCGACGAGCCTGACCGGATGCAGCGCACCCTTCCAGTACAGCGCCTTCTTTGCTCGAGGCACGATGGTCCGCGCTCGAGCGCCTTCATGCACCGGCACGGCATAGGGCACGTTCGGCGCGACGACATAGCGCGCGGGGCCGCCGGCCTGGTACGCGATGCCGCGACGCAGCCGCCCGGTCCGGGATGGCGCTTCCCTCTTCGCGGCCGCTGTCAGGACGGTCGCGGCCTCGAGCGTCGCGCGCGCTGTCTCAGGCCCGACGGCGTGCGCCCAGCGCTGGATGCGCGCCGCGATCTCGGCCGCGTTGCTCGACAGCTTCACATCGCCACCGCGCCTGCTTCGATGCGCAGCTGCCGCAGCGCCGCCTTCTGGCGATCGTTGAGCTGCCCCACATACTGATAGCCGGACTGCCCCTCGGCGCCGACCGTTTCGAGCAGGCTGCTTGTGCCTTTGGTGAGGAAGATGCTGGACGCGAGCTCCACGGTGATCTGCTTGAGGTCAGCCGGCGCGGGCAGGACGATCAGCACGCCGACGAGCAGGCGCGCGATGGTCGACTCGGCCGCGTCCAGCGCCCATTCCAGGGCCGCGTCCTGTTCGGCGCCCTGCGGGACTTGATCGAGCGCGATACGCAGCTCTGAGATTGTGACCCATGTTGCCATCGGCCCTAGCCCTCACTCGCCTCTTTAGGCGTCTTGCGGATCGGCGTGGCCTTCTCAGGCGTGGCCACGGGTTGCGGCTCCACGGGCGCGGGCACCGGGAACACCTGCCCCGTCTCGCCGTCGATCCAGCCGCCTTTGTCCGGGACCGGAACCGTCTCACCTTCCTGGTACACGGGCGTCTCGCCTGTCGTGATGGTTGGCTTCTCGCTCATAGCTCGTCTTCCTTTTGCTGGTGGCCCGCGCGTGATTCGCACCACGCGCGGGCCGGTTGGCGATCGTCCACTTGCCTAGGGAATGGTGCCGGCAGCCTTGCAGATCAGCCAGGGTCGCTCGACCAGGACCACGGCGTCCATCTCGCCCAGCACCGTGACCACGTTCGACTTCATGCCGAGCGCTTCAGTCGCCCGCACGTTTGCCTGCTCACCCACAAACAGCGTCGTGCTCGACGAGAAATCACCCACAACCGCGGTGCCGGCGGCGACTGACGGCAGCTTGATGATCGGGTAGCCCGCGATGCTATTGGCTGTCACCAGCGGGTTGTAGACGCTCAGTTGCGCGTTCAGCAACAGCGCAACGTCGGTCGGGTTCATCAGGATCCCATCCACGACGCCGCCGTTTCCTTCCACAATGCCGATGGCCACGATGATCTGGCCGAGCAGCGTTGTGGGCGTGGCACCGACGGTCTGTGACACTTGCCCGATGATGCCCAGCATCTGCGGGGCCGTGGCCGGCGCGACGACGGTGCCCGTTCCGGCGACGACGCGCGCCTGAACTTTCGCCAGCACGCCGTTGAGCAGCTCGTTGTCGATCACCGCGCGCAGGGTTGGCAAGGCGCGCAGGATCTGGCGCGGCACTTCCTTCCAATGCGCGATCGTCGACATCTGCACCGTGGCGATCGTGCCGGAGTTGGTCGACTCGGCCTTGGCCTCGGCGAACGCCTGCTCGCGCGCGTTGTTCGTGAAGGTCAAGGGCAGGTAGGGCACCACGAGGTCATTCCACGGCACGGTGTTCAAGAATGACAGCAAGGGGAACTTGAGCCCGGCCTCGAGCGGCGCGATGATCCGCACGTCGCCGTGCGCCTGGGCGATATTGCCGGGGACAAACGCGGCCTTCCTCTCGAGGAACGGGTAGAGCGTCGCGACCGGCATCGGCTCGGTGACGTTGTAGTAATTGTTGCGCGGGTTCTTGAACTCGCGGCTGTCAACCAGGTAGTCGCTGATTGACTTGTGCTCGGTCTGTCCCGGCTTGCCCGTGCT